GCGCGGCCCTCGATGACCGCCTCGATCGAGGCAAGCACTCGCTGCGCATGACCACGTGCCTCAAACCCGGCATCGACCGACACCAGATCCGCAGCGATGGTCAGCTGACCGGCTTCGACCTCATGCACATCCTCCCTCGAGACGGCACGGACCGACACCGCATAGGTGCCAGCCTCCCAACCCGAGGTGACGGCCGCGGTTACGACGAACAAATGCCCAGACCCGAGCGGTGCCGCTTCCAGATCGATCGAAGACGGACCACGGATGATTGCCGTCAATGTCCACTCGGGTGCCGGATATGCATCGACATGCACCTCGGCCTTGATGCTTAAGCCGGCCGTGACTGAGCTGGGAAACTGATGGAGCAAACCTGACTACCTATTGCTGATCCGCCCTGATCCACGAGGTCGTGTGCGGCGCGTTTTACCTCGCCTAGTCTTGCGAGCCTTTGGCTTCGCTTCCTCTGGCGGTTCCCCCGCGACCGTTTCATCCTCCGCAACATGATCGTCGTCGGGTTTGAGCCGGCGCAGCCGCACCAAGATATTCGGGTTCAAGATTTTCAGCGCGGCATAGGCATAGACCCGGCAATCGAGCGCCTCGTTTCGGTCGCGGGTTTTCTTCCACTCGCGGATTGGGAAGCCCCGCACGAACCGGGTCACCAACCGCTCGGCCGTCAGCTGGTGAAACCACTCCGGATCCCGATCGACAGGCCAGTGGCAATAGCCCTGCCCAGGCGTGTCTTGCTTTGCCCGACGCATCACAATCAGCTTGGCGTCATTGACCCCGATCGTGAACAAGGTCACCGGCCGCGCGCGCTTGCCCGACTTGGACTTCTTCGGAGCAGACGCGATCGGATTGTCCCACCCCTTGCCTCCCTTAATGGGAAAGATGTTGCGCCGCTGCTTCCCGCGCAGCTGCTCATAAGCCGCCTGGGTCAGGCCACCAGAACCACCGGTGTCGACACACGCAGAGGCAATCCGCATCTGCGCCCCGGATTCGTGCTCGAAGGTTTGATCGAGATAGTCAAAAAGCTGGTTCCAGACTTCAGGCTTAAGCGGGTCACCCCAGAAGACTTGATGATCGAGGCTCCAACTTTCCTCGCCCAACCCCCAGCCGACGCGCTCGAGCTCGAGGCGATCCTCTTGCATGTCGACACCGCACGTCTGGACGCCGACTTCCATCGGAACCTTCGATGGGAACGGCTCGGCGCGCGCGATCAGCTGCTCGACCTCGAGCGTCTCGGCCTCTTCCTCCCAGGCTTCGGCAAGCGTGACGTTGACGAAGGTCTGCAGATCCCCGGCCGCTTTCTTGTCCAGGAACGACTGCACGATCATCTTCAGCTTCACAAAGCAGGAATAGAGCCCGTTGAGATGATAGGACGCATGCCCCCGGAACGGCTTCTTTGCCTTCCACCCATGCCCCAGCCGCTCGGCGTTTCGGATGGCAAAGTACCGATCGGTGTCAGACCAAACACAGCCATTCGCCTGGCACTCATAATAGGCGCTCTCGGGCATGTGCTCGCCGTCCGCGTTCTTTTGCCATTTGACGTTTGACCACTCGATCGTCTGGACGGCATCGCACTGCGGACAGGCCACATGGAACTGACGCTGGTCCCCCTGCTCGTAGGCATGATCGATCCACGAAATCCCGCGGATTGTTGGCGTCGAAATCTCTACCAGCTTGCGCTGATCATCAAAGGTGTTGGCGCGCTCCCACAGCAGACCGACAGGATGGCCCTCGGCCGTGCGATCGTAGCCGTCGGTTTCGTCGCAGACGATGAACGGCGCAGACCGGCCGCGCTGCGTCTTGGGCGATCCGGACCAGGCAAACATGATGAAGCCGCCCGGGTAGGACTTCATCCGCGTGTTGTTCACGCCCTTGCGCGCCCGAGGCGTGGCGATCCGCGTCTCAAGGTCGGGGTTGGCTTCGACCAGCGGGTTAAACTTCGTCGTCAGCCATGTCTGCAAGTCGCCTTCCGACGGCTGCATCATCAGCTGAGACACCGGGTCGTGCACAATCTTAAAACCCTGAGCGCAGAGTGCCAGCTGCGTCTTGCCAACCTGCGCGCCCCATTTGAGCGTGATACGGTGACACGATGGGTCGGCCGTCATGTCCAACGGCTCGCGCTGATACGGCGCGTTGTCGAAACTGATCAGACCAGGGATCGCGTTGCCGACGGGAATTTGAACCGACTGCTCCGCCCACTCGGACGGCTTCAGGTCGGGGGGCGGTGCCAAGCCTGCGAGGAACGAGGTGGCCACCATCAGAGCGGCGCTACCAAATGGCCAGGACATCAGTCGGCTCCCACCAGAGAAGACGGATCAGTGGTCGACAGTTTGCGCAGAGCCGCACCGATCTCTTCCTTTGCGATGAGCTTGATCGAAGCCTCTTTCTTTTCCGACTTAGCGCGCGCCGCGATCCGAGTGGGCGCGTTGTTCAATAGATTGGCGCGGACCTCGGCGACCACCAAGTCCAGGGCCTCCTTCATCTGCTCGGCATCCACTAGCGCACCGCGCATCTTCGCCGCTTCCATTTCTGCCATGTCAGCCTGCGACTTGGTCAGCCGCGCCTTTTCGGTATGGTAGTCGGCCTTTTCGGGATCACCGTCGGCACCGCGGGGTGCAATCCGTTCTTGCAGGTACCCGACATAGCCTTGTACCGCGGCCGCAAGCTCATAGCGGCCGTGTTCGGCTTTCGGGATCACGCCCTCCTTCGACAGCTGCTGGACCCGGCGCTCGGTCAGCTTCAGCAGCTTCGCAATCACGCTGACCGGATATGTTGGATTTCCCGAACTGCTCATTCAACATCCGAGCAATCCAGTGCGGGCAGCCAACCTACGCGCCTTGTCACTTGCCTGCCTCCCCACGTTTGCCACGCAGATCGTCAAAGCGATCCGACGTGCCCTCAAGGACGGCCTGCCCCCCGGTGAAATCCTGCCAGCGTTTCACAATCACATCCGCGAACCGTGGATCCAGCTCCATCAGCCGCGCGACACGGCCGATCTTCTGCGCCGCAATCATCGTGCTCCCCGAACCGCCGAAAGGATCCAGGACTAGATCACCGCGCCGGCTGCTGTTCTTCAGGTACTGTATCACCAGCCCGACCGGCTTCATGGTCGGGTGCTCGGTGTTGCGGCTCGGCTTTTCGTGGCGCAGCACCGACGACACCAGCTCCTCGATCTGAAGGTCAGAACCTGAAACGCGCAGATGGCCGGATCCCGTGTCGATCAACAGCGACCCGTCCTCTTTGACGACGAACGGCGGATCCTCCGCATCGATGACCGTTGTCTGCTTACGGCCGCCAAACCACCGGTGCGGTGCGCCTGGCTTCCAGCCGTAAAGGATCGGCTCGTGCCGCCACTGATAATCCGAGCGGCCCAGGACAAGGCTCGGTTTCACCCAGACCAGACACCCCGACAGTTTGAACCCAGCGGAGCTGAAGGCTGTGCGAAACGGCAGTCCCTCGGTGTCGGCATGTGCCACATAGAGCGCACCGCCTGGCTTGACGGCAGAGAAGACAGAAACAAAAGCATCGGTTAGGAAGGCCAAGAACGCGTCCGCGCCCATGTTGTCGTTCTCAATCTTGCCGGCCGTGCCCTCGTAGTTCACATTATAGGGGGGATCGGTCCAACACATATCGACCAGCTCGTCACCGATCAGCCGCTCGATGTCGGACATGACCGTGGAGTCGCCACACATGATCCGGTGATCACCGCAAACCCAAACATCGCCACGCCGAGAAACGAAGTCCCCCCCGATCGGCGGCACCTCGTCGTCTTCGGTTTTTCCTTCCTCTTCAAGGCCGTCGAGATCGACAAAAAGCTCGTCTAATTCGGATTGATCAAAGCCCACAACCCCGAGGTCAAATCCCAGATCGCGCAGCTCGCCGAGCTCCAGCTTAAGCAGCTCATCATCCCATCCGGCGTTAAGCGCCAGCTTGTTGTCGGCGATGATATAGGCGCGCCGCTGCTCGTCTGACAGGCCGGTAATTCTGAGGCACGGAACCTGCGACATCCCTATTTCTAAGGCTGCAAGCACCCGACCGTGGCCGGCGATGATGGTGCCGTCCTCCCCAACCAACACCGGGTTGGTGAACCCGAACTCGCGGATCGATGCCGCGATCTGGTTGACCTGCTCAGGGCTATGCGTCCGTGAGTTTCGGTCGTAGGGCGTCAGGCCACCGGGCGGCAACATCTCGACGTCGGTGTAAGAAATTAGATCAGACAAGCGCTGCTCCTAAAACGAAACGAAATGGAAAAAATGGAGCACTCACAAATTGTTTTTTGCGACCATGCGCACCCACTGGCCCTCCCGCCCGCAGAAGGACCCCTTTTTATATGACGATTTCACTGCGCCCTGCCCGCGCGCAGCTGCTCACGCAGTACGGCATAGTCGCCGATCAGCACTGGCAGCACCGAGCCCTGCGGCAATGCTTCGAGCTCATTAGCGGCCTGCGCCTGGACCGCGCGCGGGTAGTCTTTCACGGTCGGCAACACGCTAGAAGTCTCCCTTCCGCAAGCGTGTAACGACAGACCGGCGATCAGTAGCAACGGCAGCGCCTGCATCCTGCATCCTCCTCATAGTTTTGATGTTTTCCAGCGATTGACGCTCTTTAGCGTCAACTCTGCCCTCGCGCTCTCTGAGCTCGCCCCAACCTTTCAGCCCAGCCAAGATGGCAAGCCCGAGCATGAGGTAGCGTCCCCATGCCGAGCGCATGAACCGATGTGCAAGCAAACCGATCATCGCGCCAGGCTCCGGTTTTCACGCGCATCCAACAGCCGGCGACGACGGGTAGAATACCCAAGCGCGCGCAACGCAAACCATGCCGTCACGCATAGCCCGCACAGCAGCAGCGCAGGCCAGTGATCAGTAATCATTGCGGTCACCTGCCCCATCACGCCAGATGCGGCTTGCGCTGCCTCACCTGCCTGCTTTGCTTGGGTCGCGATGCCAGCAATACCGCCAATTCCGACCAGATCACCGACGCGGGCCGTCATCTGGGCATCCTGCGCAGTGCCACTTTCACGATCGATCTCTTCCTGCGTGACGAAACGCTCAGGCCGTGATGTCGCCTTTGCCATTTGCAGCCAGTCATCAGCGTTTACGACACCATCGGAAGGCAGATCGTTATCGGCTTGGAAAGCGAGGGTTGCAGCACGGGTGAGCCGGCCGAAATCCTTATCCGCGCGACCCAGGTGATAGCCACGATCGGAAAGCTCCACCTGCCAAACGCCCACATCCACGCCCTTGTCGCCGAACCGCAGGATCGGCCGGTTGGACTGCAGCACTTCGACGCCCCCCAGCATCAAGGTGATACGCTGGCGCATGAAGTCACCGACTGATCGAGCCCCGCGGAGATCGTCCCGCCAGGGCAGCCGCGCAACGTCCCATTTACCCCGCTGCTGCACCCCAAGCGTTGTCTGGACCTCTGCATGCGTGAGGACCGTCTGGGGTGTGACGGGGATGCCGTACTCGACGCAAAGATCAGCGACCAGTTTGCAAAAGGCGTTGAACTGCGCCTCATTGAGCGGCGAGGGTCCGGCATCAAAGGGATGCTCTACAGCGCCATGCATGCCGCACATAGCAACACCGATCGATCCTGTGTTCAGCCTCAGAGTATGGGCCGCATAGTCGCCATCAGACGTGACGATGTTGTCCTCAACAGCCTCTGCCCCAGCAACGACTGTGCCGTCATACTCGACCAGCCTGTGGTAGTGCGCCTTGTCTTCAGCAGAGGCGCGCCCTGCCCCGGCAGTCCAGTGCGCGATGACGCGCTTCATTCGTCCGCCACTCACGGTACGTCCCTTTCATTGGGTTGGATTGCGGATCGCATCATGCTGACCCTTCCTGCAGCGCAACGATCTCTCGAACCCGATAGGTTGAAAGCTCGACGCGGTCTGCGATTTCGTTGATTGCCATGCCTTCATTCAGCATCCGCATGATCTCGCGATCGCGATGCTTGCGGTGGATGAAGCGGCAGTTACTTGGCTGCAGGATCATACCTGAGAAGGCGTAGACCATCTTGCAGGCATCCTGCCATCCGAGCAGCTCGACCAGCTTGTGATCAATTGAAATGCGCTTTGGGATGTAGACACACACGCGCCAAGAGCGTGATCCGGACACCGGCAGCTTGCCAATGAACTCGAGCGCTTTGTCACGCCCAATCACTTCCGCAATCTCTTGCACGGACTCTGGCAGCCGTGCGACCATCTCGCGTCCCATCAGACCTCCACCACCTCGATGCCTTGGGCACCGGCGACAGCTCGACGGACCTCGTAGTCACGGGTGGGCATGCCCTTTGCGTCCTCGTAGACCTGCAGCCCAGTCTCCAGATCGACATAGCCAAAATCGACCGTGATCCGCATCTGCCGCCCTTTCCGAGACAGCAACGGTCCGTCTCGCCCCACGAGCGGAACGACCACCTGGCGCTTTAGCTCAGATATCTGCCCAGCGCGCTGGAGAAGGCAAAGCTGCGCCCAGCGCGCGGCCTCTTTCTTGGAATCGAAGGTTACGCCATCCACCACGGTGCGCTGGGCCCCGTACTTTTGGATCTTTGGCTGGAATTGCGTCGCTCGCAGATCAGCGGCGGTCATACGTTCAACCACGCTTGTCCCCCTTCCGCTGAGCCATCAACTGGGTAGCCGCGAATTTCAGAGCCCGCGCAACATTGGCTGCGTCAGGATCCGTAACGCCGAGCCCGAGCTGGACCTGGTAGGCTCCTTGAATCTCGTCGATGGAATGAAAACGTTTCCGGTATGGGATATCCCTACAGGGCCCAGGCCGCTGCGAGTGGATGACGCAATCCCCCGCGATCAGATCGACGGTCACAGTGACGCCATCGAACGTGGTGCCATTGCTTGACGGATCGTTGTGGACCGAGCTCATACGTCGATCCCCACTGCCCGGCACTCTTGGGCGGAAACTAGGCCCTCGGTGCACAGTTGACGGGCCATCGCTGCCGAACAATGCCGCGCATTCTCAGCCTTCGTTCGGATCCAGCGCGCCCAGCGTTTTTTTACGGCATCGGCGTTGACCGTGTTTTTGGCTGCCGACTTGGCAAGGAACTGAACCCACCCCTGACGGGTGAGCCAATTCTGCGAATACGACACGTAGCGAAGTTCGTTGCCCTTCTGCTCCAGGGCGTAAGCTTTGGCACCAGAAAGGATGGCAGCGGCATCGGCACCGGCGGCAATCGCCTTCTTCAGCGCGGCCTCGGTTTCGACAGGATCTCCGGGGCGTGGATGCGCCTCGAGGAACTCTTCCAAGAAATCCGAAGAAATTCCATCTGTCTGCGGGTCGGCTTCCGACGCGCAAGGTTCCTTTACAGGTTCTCTTACTGGTTCTTCTATATACGACTCCACCCCAGTGGAGACGGACCCCTCTAAAAGTGGAGACGGAACTGCGTCAAAAGTGGAGACGGCTCCGGCTCCACTGAGTGGAGTCGGCTTTTGGGCTTCTGACAGCTCGAAACCGAGGACATATCGGGTGGGTTTTTGACGGTTTGTGCGCGGATCACGCTCCTGCTTTCTGCGGATCAGTCCCTTACGCTCGAGCTCGCCCAGCGCCTTGTTCAAACCACCATTCGACAGGCCTGTGTGGTCGCGCAAATAGGTCTGCTTTGGAAAGCACCCCATGCTGGCATTGTGGCAATCGCACAGGTGAAACAGCACCCTGAACTCGCCATGCGTCATGTCGTTGGGCGGCACCGTTGCCAACCAGTGGGTAGCAGCGTGGCTCATAGCATTACCTCACACGAGTGCGTCCTGGGCAGGCTCACGCTCGGCGCACCCATGCAAACGATCCGACGAGCAGAGCGAATGCATTGAATTGAACGTGATAATTGATTTACTGCCGCAAGCACGAATCTGCTGCTGTGCAGCATTTTGGGCAGTAACCGTCCCGCCATAAGTCCGGCGATAAGTCCGATACTGGGCAAAAAAATATGCGGAGTGCCCATGTCAGCTGGCCTCCGCAAATAGCATCTGAAAAGCGATCTGGCCGTGCTCGCGTATTGCCACGGCAACGTGGCCACCATTGGCCCCAAATTGCCCTTTCCACCAGTTTCTGGCGGTTCTTTCGGACACTCCGAACACATTCGTGACATGGCCGATGTTTCGATAGTTGGCGACGATGTATGCCTGCCAGCGCGCTGGGAAGTCACGGTGTACTTGATACGCATCGTACCCCGCACGGGCCCCGGAGGAAGGTCCGCTCGTCTGCGAACCCTCTACCGTGACAGTGTCACCGTATGGAGAGCCATTCACATAAATCACGATCGGGGAACCCGCCGGCAACGCATTCATGTCGCGAAACTCCCTTTGGAGGTAACATTCGGAAACGAATCAACTTGGGGAAGACTGTGGATATCGAATTCCAATCCATCAGAGACGCGATTGAACTCGCGGAAGACACTGGCACGTCTGCGAAGCGGGCAACTGAAACCCTCGTCGAAATCAAACAGCTGTCGAAAACGGTGGAAGAGATCCCAGCTCCGGAAATCAAACTCGCCGCTAGCGAATTGCTGGCACAGGTGGCTAGCATCCAGGTCGCGAACGCGACGCTGATACAACGGTTGTCGGTGCTTGCCGCTTCGCTTGCGGCATCGAAGACAAAGCAGTCTGACTTCGACCGCTATGAACTTTGGAATACTCCTGCCGGCAGCCTCATGTATCGGCTGAAAGAAGGCCATGACATGGGAGAACCAGAGCATTTCATTTGTCCGAACTGCATGGCCAACAAGAGAAAGTCGTTTCTGCAAGGGAACAACACTAAGATCTGCAGCGGCTGCGAGACAGTATTCACCGTCGAGCCTCTCAAACACCCCTCCGCGATAAACAGGGTGGTAAACTGAAGGTGACCAGCTCATGCCGCGTCCTCCTCAATCTGCAGAAAGGAGAACATCGAGCGTGGGGGTTCTTCCAAAGACGCATCGAGCGCCATTTGGCAAAGCGCGTCGTACCAAGATGCAGGCAATACGCCAGCCTGCATATGAGAGTGTACAGTGGTGTGCGTCTTGTTCAGAGCACGAGCAACCGCTCTGTACCCCCCCAACGCAGCTATAAACTTCCTTGGATTTTCATACATAGAAATCGGAATAATCCGATTTTTGCGGATTTTCAACATCCGTCATTCAGGAAATTCAATATTTGCGGATTTAGGCTATCGAGGAAGCATGGATATTGAACAAAAAGAGCGCCTAGCCCGACTTGGCGATATCTCGCCTGAAGCGGTTCACGTCCGCCTGCTAGCGGCGAGGAATTCGATCAGGATGAAGCAGCAAGATGTCGCTGCAGCCGTAGGGTTAAAAAAGACCACGTTTAATTCCCAAGAGGTTCGAGGGGCTCCGAGCGCTAAAACGATGCGCTATTTTCATAGACAACACCGCATCGACTTCAATTTCATTCTTCATGGTGACTTTGCTCAACTTCCCCAGGACGTTCAGGAGCGACTCTTTGCACAGTTAGCCGCACTAACTGAGTAACCGGATCGAACACCCAATTTAAGTCTACCCCAAGGAGGCGCAACGGCTTTGCTAGAAGGGCGTAGATCCTCAAGTCGATTCTCCAATGTTCACGTTTTATTCTCACCCACCTATCGCCGCCTGTAAACCAGCCGCCTACATTATATCCATTTTTTTCGGATTTTTGTTTGACTTGTACGCATTTTTCGGACTATTTCTTTCTCAATATATTTGGAGGAAGACATGCGAACCCACACCGGACCCACCCCATCAGCCCAAGGCCTAGCCAAGCCGGTAGATTGCGTAAGCAGCCAGCAGGCACAGAGCCAAGACTATCAGGCACACTGCCAAAAAGATGGTGAGACCGGGGTTGTCGTACATGATGATCAGCATTCGCCGAGCCTCCTTAAATTTTCTCCACGCTCCAGCGAGCGCGAGTTCACAGCTGAGTTTCATCCCGTATTTCCTTTGTTTTTGCGGGATGGATTGGATGTCGGTGTTGGTAGCGCCGGCATCATGCCCGCGGACAAGTCATGCAAACAGACTTGCCCGCGGGTAATCCAATTTCCTCTGGCGGTTCCCCCGCCTACTCAACTCGGCAATGCGATGGCGATCGCCAGCCACCCTGAGCTGGTCTACGATCGCCCTCTCCTACGCCGTCTTGCCTGGTCGACGCTGATGGCGGCTCGCGGCCACAGGGTGAACCAGACACGCTTAGCGCAGTTGCAGCGGGGGATGGCACTATGAGCACCAGGAAGCTGACAGAGTTGCAACTAGCGGCGTTGATCGATGCACACCGATCGCTGAACTACGGCGGCCTCATCGAAATGCCCTCTCGCAACCCGCTCGACATCGTGTGGACCGCGATGAACTCCACCTACAAAAAGCGTCACGCCGACAGCACAACGCAGCTGCTGGTGCGGGCTGGATTGCTTCAGGTCTCTGGTGAAAAGCCCGATCGCAGAGCACATCTCACTGAACAGGGGCTCATGGAACTGGATATCGAAGGCGTCTGCGAATGACGCCACTGATGCAAGGAATATTGACATGCCATTAGGATCTGCCACACTCATCAGTGGAATTGCACTCAGCAACAGTGCTGCAATTCCCCATCTGCCCCTGAGCAGTAACTCCCGCTCGGGGGCAAACATTCCCTACGAAGCACTAGGTCAATCCGGATTGCGCAACACAATCCGGCTTGGCTCTTTTTTCAAAGCCGCCGCCTTTGCGTGCGAAAAAGTTGACAAATTCGCAGTTTTTCCCAAACTTATAGGTAGGCTTGCAACTAGTGTGGCTCTTGCCGCACCTTGGTTGCCTCTAAGGTCTCAGCGCAGCTTAGGGGCAACCAAGCTATTCAGTTGGCGAGGTAGTCCCCACCACTCGGTAGGCCGACATACCATGATGGACAAATCGAAACCCAAATCTTCCGCCCGCTGTGAGCAAACGGTTACAACGGCACCAAATGTCGATGTGCAGACGAGCGTTTCTGTGAACTCTCGCTTCCCGTTTCACTTCCCCGAAGTAGGTGACGAGGTAGTCTTTACCAGATCCCCGTCCCACGAGCGGGAAACCGGATACGTTATGTCGCGCGAATACGGTACAAGATGCATCGAGATAGTCGACGTTAATGCGAAGCCTCTGCGACTGCGACCCGGCCAGTATCGGAGTGCAGCACGATGAACGCACACGTCAAACCTACTTCGGGCACTACCATCTTGTCTCCTGCCCGCGTCGCTCTCTATGTGTCGACGTTGGAACAGAAGCTTGGCCGCCAAATCGGCAAGGCAACGATTTTGCCAGGCGGAGGGATTGAGGTGGAGATTGCAGGCCATGACAACTCGTCGAACCCAGCTGACCTTGTGGATATGACTGAATGAAGGGACGCGATCTCCCCTCCTACATCCATCGACGCAAGCGGGACGGTAAGCTGTTCTTTCGAAAGCGCTACGGCACAAAGATCGTCGAGATCCCGCTGCAGACCCAGTTCCCCGCGGGCGACCCTGTCCCCTTTGCCCTGCACCAAGAACGAGAGCGCATGCTGAACGCCCCCACGCCAGTGGCTGAGGGTAAAACCGTTTCGCATGTGATCGAGCGATATGAAAGGTCTGACGACTTTGCCAACCTCGCCGCGCGTACAAAGGCCGACTACCGCCAGCACCTGGACTTTCTTCAGGAAAAGATTGGCCACCTGCAGCCCAAAGCGATCGAGCGGCACCATGTTATCAAGTGGCGGGACGCATGGGCCAAGAAAAGTCCGCACAAAGCCAACTACCGGCTGCGCGTCCTGAAGATTGTCATGGAGCGCGCGATCGACTTCGGCCTGCTGCCCACTGGCGGCAACCGGGCCAAAGGCGTGTCCGAAGTGAAATACGACAAGAAAGAGCGCATGCCTTGGCCGACCGAGATGATCGACGCCGCCAGGGAAAACGCTGAGCCACGCACCCGTCTGCTGTTCGAGCTTCTGCTGGGCACCGGGCAGCGGATCGGCGACGTGCTCAAGATGAAGTGGTCAGACTTCGACGGAGAGGCCATCAGCGTCCGCCAGGGCAAAACCAAGGCCAATCTCTGGATCCCAGCGCCACAGATGCTTCTGCAGGCCCTGGCGACCGCCCAGCGCAGCTCTGTGTTTATTCTGACCAACCGGGCACAGACTGGCCCCTGGTCTTACCGCGGTGCAGCCGACGGAATGATGAAGCTGAGACGGCAAATCGGCGGTGAAGCATACGACATCCACTCCTTGCGTTACACGGCGACAGCAGAGCTGGCCCGGGTCGGCCTGGACGATAATCTGATCATGGCCATCACAGGACACAAGACCCACCGTATGGTGCAGCTCTATGCCGGGGCCGAACGTCAGAAACTTCGGGCCAGAGCAGCGAACATCGCGCGTGAAAAAAACTAGGAAAAACTAGCTGCCCAATATCTGAACAAAGTCGCGCCCGGACATTTTGACTGCAGCATCCGTGCTTTTATACAACACACCCAATGCTGGCATTGACCGTGGTCCAACACCTTCTATGGTGATCTTCGCTTCCTGCTGGCAATCCAGCCGCCTCACCCAAGGAGAGATTGATGACATTAGAGGTCATAGACACCTTTGAGGAAGGAAGCGCCAAAGGCTACTTTTGCCGCGTTGGTGCGCTCGAGTTTATAGAAAGTTTACCTATTGAGTTTAAAGACTATTTTGTCCAGCGAGGAATAGTCAGCAACCGCTACCTCGATACACTTTGGGAAACCCTTGAGCAGCGACTTCATATTCCAATAATCGTAGTTGTTGGCGATCCCGAAAATGAAAAAACGTCCAATCCAGCTCTTGTAGGTAGCTGGAAAATACTGGACGGCCTGCAAAGGACCAATAGACTCAAGATCATTGCCGATACTGCAAGGTTTATTGATCGAGAAGTGGCTGTCCAAAACGACCTCTTTGGAGGAAGTCATTTCGACGTTCGGCAGCTTACCAAGACGCATAGGCCCAAACTCAATGAATTAGACTGTCCACCAGTTCTCTTTGCAAAAATGTTGAGAACCAAGGCTGAAAAACCCAGTCGACCGTTACTAGATATAATAGCAGAAAATACTCTTTGGTTAGAGCTCTGGGTGGGATTGACCGAAAATGAGCAGATTAAAAAAATGCTCCTGCTCAACGCGGGTCATAAGTCAGTTAGTATTAAGCACCAGATTGAATTGCTGTTTGCATCCTACCTGCCGATTTTCAAAAGCGCCTTTCCCGGTGGGATTGTTCGCGAGCGAGAGCAAAGCTCAATGGCTTACAGTAAGCGCAGAACGCAGGGTCAGTTCTTCTTCGCTCATCTGGTAACAGCATTTGAATCGTTGAAGCTTGGCAAGCCAGTATCGACAAACGCAGATTTCGCCGCTGGTGTTGCCAATGAGAGCGCAAGTTCTGCAGATACTTTCATAGACATCTCAGAAGAGGATCTACGTGCTTTCTCCGAATTTTTAGCGAAACTCGACCTTGAGTTTTCTGATGATATTGAAATCCGCTGGCTTGGCAGGGAAGTTGTATTAGCTGGGCTGTTTGCTGCAATAGGGAGCTCGTCTAAGAAAGCGAAAGTACCTTTTTCTCGGACCTATGAGAAGCTGGTAAGTGATGTGTCACGATTTAAAAATTGGTTGGATTTGAAGCAATTTGAAGCTGTCAGAAATAGCCAAGACACAGGAAGTGTGAACATCGGCAACATGAACAAGAACGCGGTGATGTTGGCCGTTCAGGAGTATCTGGATGGTGGCCACACGGAAACAGTAAACTGGAGCCAGTACTTCAGGCCCGAAAAATCAGAGTTTCCGCGTTTTCGGGAGTTTCCTAAATGACTCTCGAAGAGCGTTTCATTCAGCTGCTTAGTGAAAAAATTGGTTTTGATGAGGAGGCAACGGAGGATGACTTGATCGCCGCCGACGATCTACTGGAAAATTTATTAGCTCCCGCTAATCGCCCATCGACCAGGCCCGAAGTTTTTTGGCCCCTGCTGAGCGACCTAATCTCACCCGATGAAAACTTTCTCCAGCTTATAGACGACGACAACATTAAGAATGTTGCAAGAATTATTAGTATTGGAAGAAAAATAAATCCAGAGGCATGGACTGAACAATACAACCATGAACATGAGCTAAGCTTTCACTCCTTTTCCCAAACCGATAATATACAGAAGTCAACGGGAGTGGATGGAAGGGATACTGATTTTTATTATTACAATGGTAATGACGCGTTTGTTAATTCTCTAGCTTTTATCGATCTGCGGATTGCTTCGGTGGATATTCCCGGAAGCAGGTTCAATGTTGGGGATGAAGGCATCCAGGTCATTGCATGCTTGCTAATGCTTGAGAACCTAGCTGAATTATCAGAAGGATGCGTGCTTATTTCAAAAATTGAGAACATAAACCAAGCACAGGCGCATCTACAATATCACTTAGTCCTCAGTGGCGATAGTTGGTCGACACCCGTGCAATTACCGATTGAAACAATGGCCAATATTAATGATCTACGAGATTTCATTGGAAGCCCAGAACACTATGCCCAATTCCGTGAACCATTTTCCATGCTTAGCGGAGTGAACGCATCAACTGGCATCCTTGAAGGGTTTATGGCTGCTTACCATGCCTTAGAAAACTACATGATCAGAAGTCAGGTTGCGGACACATTTACGCAGAGCGCAACCCTATCACTCAGCCGGGTCAGGGATTTCAAGCGTCTTGGGACACGTATCGACCAAAGTGAAAGTAAATTCTTGAGCGAGTTGTTCGAAAGGTGTTGGGACCAGCAAATTGGCAGCAAGTCGCTGATTGAAATGGCTATAGAATCCAGGGATGCATTTCGGGAAAGACATCAAGATACACCTGCCAAATTTGATAGTTTTTTCAGATCACTGGATATCAAAAAGGGAAACGGAAATCGACTGGAGTATGGCGCGCATTTCAACGGAGATGAAGCGGCTTTCCGTAGAAATTTCTCGTTATTGGTTTATGGAATTCGTTGTTCTATCGTGCACAATAAGGCGACTGAGTTTCACATTTCGAACGAGAACCTAGCTACCGAGTCGTCTTGGATCGCATTGATAGCCGAATTATGCATGCCAGTGATGTTACAACTTGCATTTGGTCTACCTTCGGTTCCGGGACCTGACAATCCAATTCGATATTCTTCGGCAGCGATTTCCTTATACTAGTTGCTTGCCCTAGCTACGCAACCATTATGGATACTCTCTGATCAACAAAGCCGCGCAAATCCCCATCTAACCTATCTCTGATTCTCACACAGGAAATTTACTTGTGTGCAGTCTTAGACAATGGCCATTTATCACCGTATACACTGTCATAGGGCTATCTTCGGCTTCAACACATCACGGTTGCGATCGCAGTGTGTGCCCTCTCTTCGACGTCCATAGTGAGAGCATTTCCTTCGAAAACGATCTTGTCGAATCCACAAACGCAAGCCTGAGATCTACACTCAAAGTTCCTCAGCCTTCGGAGGCATTGGCGAAGACGCATGAATCAAGCGACTTTAGACGTTCGACGGCCAGCCCATCATCCACTCTGCCAAAGTCGAGCAAGGCATCAATCTCCGAACATCTGACAACGCCAACTAAAACCGCATCATCTGCGCAGTCGTCTGGTCAGACAGACAATGCCCTGCGACGGCAGCATCTGAGATTGACGCGGGGATCATTGGGCTTCAGCCGATCAGGTTTTGCAGATGCGCCGCGTGGTGCAGGTTGTTACAGATACGGGATAGATTCGTATTAGGCGAATTCTTGTGCAATGCACTTCGCCCAATAAACTGGAAGATTATATTTTGGCACTCATCGACACCAATGCGGGCGGCTGATCCCAAATCTTGAAGCGGGAAGCATTCGTAGAGATCAGAAACGGGCTGATACCCGCCGGACACGAACGTTTTACATATATTTTACATGACATGGATGATGCAATTCGCGCTGTTGCCCCCAACGTCTCACAGGGTGCCCTCAGCAATGCACATGGTGACTGGTATGAATGGATGCTCGCGATCGCGTCGTGGAATATGTCCGCAAATGATCCGGGCTTGAATGTCGCTATACCGCTGCCGAACAAATCGACGCTGCAGCTTTCCAGTCTATATGTCCAAAGCCTCAGCGAGAAAATTGATGACCTGCGGCGAAAGGTCGAAGAAAGCTCAACCGTACAATTGATCAGCTCAAACCCGGACTTCATTCTTATTAGAAGGGAGCTTGCGGATCAGCTGTTTGGACCGATCACGCCCTACTCGCAAATTGACGTGGCTGATCTGGATGCCTTGAACGGGCTCTGGGGCAGATTGGTTGGCAAGTGTGCGTTCGAGGACATTGTTGGTTATTTGTCGGTGAAGTCTTCGCTACGCCCCGATCGGCGGCTGCAAATTTCACACGAAGGGTCTTTGATGAAGGCTCTCTACGTACACCTCCAAACACGCGAATGGATCCTAAATCCGCCGGGCCTTCGGTATTATGCAATGGCGACAAAAGTCGGCGCACCCGATCGCGAATCCCTTAAAACAGTTGCAACGCACTCCATCACAACTGTCGCAAGCATACCGGAACCCGCTGTCGACGAAGTCTATGAGGTTGATACGCTGGGAGCCGCTAATGAAGCGTTTAAAGAGATCCTAGCTTAACGTCTCAGTAAGCTGCGCCCGGATGGCTTGCCCAAGTGCCTTTGCAAGCCCAGGTGGAACAGCATTCCCAATCTGCTTTCCCGCACTCACAAGGGTAACCCGGCTTCTATCTTTGCAACGAAATTTCCACTCTGGTGGAAAGTCCTGCAAAGCGGCCATTTCGACAGTATCGAGCCCTCTATTTTCAAAGGGGTGAATGTACCTCCCTTTCGACGGGTTATAGGCGGCTGTCCGAATGGTGACCGAAGGCTGCTCGGGGTCAAGCCGACCGAAGGTATCTGATCCGAGATGTCTTCCAGATTTCCAACACTGCGGAAGTAGCTCAGGCGGCACGACCTTAAAGTTTTCACCCGCCTTGATGAAAAGCATCCGTTCAACGACCTTGTCTGATATCGACATGCAGGCGTAATCATCGTTTTCCCGCCGCTTCGGAGGGATTTTTTTGAGCGTCTCGCCAACCGTCACCCAAGACCTTGGCGATACCGTTGGAACTTTATCAAACCCACCAACAAAGGTTTTCCAACTGGCATCACTTTTGAAGTGGGTGGGCAGAGGAAATGCGGGGACATCAGAATTCTTGATGCCAACCAAGAAGAACCTCTCACGCCGCTGAGGCACACCATAGTTTGCGGCATTTAAAACCGCGTGTGAAATACCGTAGTCCATCCCCGAGAACTGCTCTTCCATATAGGAAATCACTTCGCGGTGCCGACCTTGCGTAATGCCAACAACATTCTCGAAAATGAACGCCTTAGGCTGCATTTCCTTAACAAAACGGACGAAGTGGAGGAACAGGTCACCATTTCGCTCATCGTTTTGGCCATTCTTCTTTCCCATGTTTGAGAACGGTTGGCACGGAGCTCCACCAACGACCAAGTCGATATCGCCAGGTTGTCGCTTCACGGCCCCCAATACTTCCGATGGCTCAATCGCACGTATATCGCCAAGAACACGCTCGGGTAGCTCTGCCTGCTTTCGGTAGGAGCTACCGTCGACAACGACCCAATCTGGTCGATTGAATTCAAGTGTCTCTCGGCAATCCTTATCAAAATCCACACAAGCAAGTGTTCTAAAGCCAGCCTGCTCCAGACCAATATCAAACCCGCCCGCGCCCGAGAACAGGCTCACTACCTCTAATGGCGCAGCCTCTTGTTCGCTCACATCGGTACGAATGTAATCTTTGCCCGTTCGTTCATCATGAAACCTTACCGGGTTAGCGTTTTCCGGTTCTGTGACTGCAACCGCTTCTGAATCTGATGGCAGAATGGGAAAGTTCACATTGATATCCTGTACTTGCATTAAACCTACGCAGCGTAGAAAAAAATCAGCCGAGAACCGGCCTCGGCTTATCTTGCTATCGATAGAAGCTTTCGTTTCTGTTGATCCATCATCAGAAAGAAGCTCGGCTAAATCAGCAGTGCTCACCCCGTGCTCTTTCATTAAGGACTTCAGTAGAACTTTTGCGGACTGCGCTTCCATCAATAGACCTGCAATTTTCTCACATATGCAAAAACCATGACACTAGCGGCACGTCAAGCGCAACCGCGCGTTATCACTTCTACCGACGCAATTTTTACAGTTGTTAGCCGGAGAGCGTTTAAGGGTCATTCGAGCACCCAAACTCTTGGTCGAGATTGATCCTCTATCGGCTTCAAAATTTGAGGCTCAAGATCCATTAAATCATTGCCGCTCCCTGCTCTATGAAGCCCGCCTAACTCCAAGAAGACAGAACAAGAACAGAACAAGAATGTGCGGCAAACTGTGTGGCAGCCGCATTTTCGCGTTGCAGCTTCGGCACCTAAGTCATTGAAATTAAATGGAGGCGAGTAGGAGAATCGAACTCCTGTACACGGATTTGCAATCCGCTGCGTAACCACTCCGCCAACTCGCCTCGGCCGCGATGACGCGGCTGGCACATGGGCCGCTGGCCCCTATGCGTTTGGCGCTTATCCCGATTTTCTGGGGAAATGTCTAGCCCAGTTTAAAGCAAAACGGCGGGAAAAATATCTCCCGCCGTGAAATGGTCAATTACAGGGAAATGACGGGCTTGTCGTCTTCTTCGGGCGCGTCGAGCTGCAGGTGGTGATCTTCGAGGATCAGGATGTTTTCCGCCCCCACAACCGCGCTTTTGGTTTTGTAGCCGATGACGTCCTCGATCTCCATCTCGGGGTTGCGCGCCATCAGGATCGTCTCTTCGGACGAGAAGTTGGTCAGCCCGCGGGCGAACTCGTTCCCCTGCTCGTCATAGACGTGCAATACGTCACCTTTGGAGAATTCGCCTTGGATCGACACCAGATCATCACGCTGCAAGCCGCGCTCCTTGGCGGTGATCGCGCGGACAGCCTCGTCCGTGACGACCAGCGTTCCGGCAACCTGCAAACGGTTGCTCAGCCAGATCATCAGCGGCGACGCGGCCTTGCCCGACGCCAGACAACGGGTGTGGCGGCGTTCGTTGTTCAGCACCGAGGAAATCGGGCGTTCGATGATGCCGTCGGCGATGATCGTCTCGACACCGGCGTTCTGTGCCATATTGGCCGCCAGCATCTTGGTCAGCATGCCGCCGCTGCCCAATTCGCTGATGCTTTTGGTGGATTCGAGGTGTTCGGACACGTCTTCGATTTCCTCGATGAACTGGGCACCGGGTTCGGAGGGGTCACGGTCATACAGACCTTCGACGCTGGTCAGGATGATCAGGTGATCGGCCTCGACCATCTGGGCCACCTTGGCGGAGAGACGGTCATTGTCGCCCACTTTCAGGTCGCGAGTGGCGATGGAATCGTTCTCATTGATGATGGGCAGGATCTGGTTTTCAAACAGCCGCAGCATGGTGTTCTTTATGTTCAGAAAGCGGCGACGCTCTTCCATGTCTTCGACGGTCACCAGCATTTGCGCCACGTCAAAGTTGTATTCATTCGCAACCTGACGGTAGGCGTTCATCAGCAGTGGCTGACCACAGGCGGCCGCCGCTTGTTTGTCCAGAATACCGGCCTCTTCGGGGCGTTTTCCGATCATGTTCAGGCCAAGCGCGACCGAGCCTGAAGAGGTCAGGATTATCTCGTATCCCTGGTCCTGAAGGTCCCCCAAATCCGCCATGAGACCGTTCATGAAAGCATAGCGCAATGTCAGCTTTTCTTCATTGGCCAACAGGCTGGATCCGATTTTAACGACGATACGTTTCTTCTTGGACACGGGGAGATTTCTCCGGTTTATTGTTAAATTTCAACGCGTCATCCCGCGCGACACAGAATGCCGCAACGCAGAAAAACGCTGTGATTCGGGGATGTATAACATGTGGACACCAAGCATTTGCAACCGCCAAGCTAGGGCGCGCGGGATTACGCCACGCTCAGGCCGTGGTTTTCAGCCCTTCTAGCGCGGTACGGGTCGCGGCGGGAATCTCGGTCGGGCGGTGGTCGTCGCGGTTCACATAGACATGCACAAAGAACCCTTCGGCAGAGGCGTTTTCCTCGTCGTTCCGGAACAGGCCCAGCTCCATCCGGACGGAGCTTTTGCCAAGCTGCGCCACCCGCAGCCCCGCTGTCACGCGGTCGGGGAAGGCCATCTCTCCGAAATAGCGGCAACCGGTTTCCACGACGAGCCCGAAGGCGGGGCTGGTCTGCGGGTCCAGCAGCCCCCGTTCGATCAGCCAGCCGTTTACGGCCGTGTCAAACAGCGCATAGTGCACGACGTTGTTCATATGCCCATAGGTGTCATTGTCGTTCCATCGCGTCTGCAATGGATAGAAATCCGCGAAATCGGCACGGGTGGCAGCGGGTGCGCGGGCGGCCATTACCAAGCCGCCTCGTAGATCGCCTGAGCATCGGCCTGTGTCACCTCGCGCGGGTTGTTCACAAGCAG